CAATAACATGGAGCAGTTCAAAGAGATAATCATAAACGAACTCAAGGGTTGACAATTACAATTAGCAGGTTGACAATAGCGATTTAATTGAATAAACTATAGTTGAAAGTACGAAAGACGAAGAACCGTCAACGAAGAAAAGGAGTACATAATGGCTTTAACAAGAAAGTTTTTATCAGCTATGGGTATCGAAGCCGACAAAGTGGACGAGATAATCACAGCACACACCGAAGTAACAGACGCACTTAAGACCGAAAGGGATAAGTACAAGAAAGATGCGGAGGAGCTGCCTAAAGTACAGGCGCAGCTCGATGATGCCCTGAAAAAGGGCGATGATGCGTACAAAGAAAAGTACGAAAATGAGCACAAGGCATTTGAAGACTATAAGAAAACGCAGGACGCGGAAGCGTTACAGCGCAAGAAAAAGTCCGCATATAGAGAGATCCTAAAAGAAGCAGGGATACAGGACAAGAGAATTGATGCAGTGCTCAAGGTATCAGGAGATGTAATAAACAAGATAGAGCTCGATGATGATGGCAAGGTAAAGGGCGCAGACGAGCTGACGAAAGCCGCTGCGAGTGAATGGCCGGAATTTATCGCCAAAGAGGAAACTCACGGCACTAACACACAGTCGCATGAGGGGTCAGGCAGCGGCGGAATGTCAAAAGAAGACATCATGAAGATAAAGGACGACACGGAAAGACAGAAAGCTATAGCCGAAAATCACGAGCTGTTTGGATTTTAAATGGAGGGATATAAAATGCCTACTAACGTAACAAATTCGGCAGAAACTAATGTAATTACCACTGAGCAGATGGTAAGAGCAAGAGAGATTGATTTTATTAATAGGTTCAATGAAAACATCCTTGCCAAGCTGAATGAGGCAATGGGTGTTACAAGAAAAATGCCTATGACAGAAGGAACTACGATGTATGTTTATAAGACAGTCGGCACGCTTCAGAGCGGAAATGTTCCTGAAGGTGAGATCATTCCTCTGTCAAGGTATGAAAGAACAAAACAGGCCGTAGGCGAAATGGTCTTGAATAAGTGGAGAAAGGCTACAACCGCTGAGGCTATTCAGAAATCCGGATATGATGAGGCAGTAAAAGAAACAGACTCAAAGATGCTGAAGGATATTCAGAAGTCTATTAGGTCAGATCTGTTCAACTTCATCGATGGAATCGACGGAGCTACAGTTGTTGGCGGAAGTACGCTTCAGGCTGTAATCGCAAAGACATGGGGCGAACTGCAGGTGCTGTTCGAGGATGACGCAGTAGAAACTGTTCATTTTGTTAATCCGAGAACCATTGCTGACTATCTGGGATCAGCGAATATCACACTTCAGACAGCGTTCGGTATGACATATATCGAAGACTTTCTCGGTATGGGCACTGTGATCATGAACAGCCTTATTCCGCAGGGAGAAGTTATTTCAACCGCTAAAGAAAATATTATCATGTATTACCTGACAATGAGCGGTGACGTAGCGAGTACATTCAAACTCACTACAGATGAAACCGGGTTCGTAGGTATGCATATCGATCCTAACTTCGTAAGAGCTCAGCAGGAGAGTCTATTCATGAGCGGTATCAAATACCTCGTAGAATATGCTAACGGAGTTGTAAGAGGACTGATCGACAGCACGCCTACACTTCAGAGCGTCACTGTAACATCGGATCAGACAGGTGCTTCGAGCGGTGAGAGCCACATTTCAACAAGTGCATATTCACTTGGGACAGGCGAGAAGTTTGTTTATAAGACAGGCACAACTGCTCCTACAGTAACTTATGGACAGAAACTCGGTTCGACATGGACAGATCTGCCGGCGAATGGAATTATCACGCCAACAGCGACACACACGAAGATTACGGTTGCAGCTATAGATGCTAATGGCAAAGCACAGGCAGCTGGAAATCAGACACTGTCGATAAAAGCGTAGGCGGTAGCACAGTAGGCGAGGCTGAGGTCGGTACTGCAACAGTAGGCTGATTTCAGCCTTTGCTACCATTGATAGCCTAATGAGGTGATATTATGTCATACGAAAAACAAATATGGAATACTGGTGATACTATTACAGATGCCAAACTAAACCACATGGAAGACGGTATCGCTGGCGGTGGCGCATATGTTTTTAGACCAACTGGTTCGCCAAAGGTATTGGATAAAACATTTGCTGAAATCAAAGATATGATTGAAGCTGGGGTTGTATTATATGAATACAATGAATACAATCAATATTTTTCATTGAACACTCTTACTTATGATAGTGATGGGTCTTTTATTCTTCAATTTAACAATGGGTATAATTATATCGGTAATTCAGCGGATTCATACCCAACGGAAGATTTAGATTAGTCACCGTAAAGGAGTAGTTAATGTTATCAGAATTATGCAAAGAACTGAATAACTGGTTTTGCGCAAAGAAGTACTTTGGCACATACACTATAGAAGATGGAACACTTGTTATTCCGGAGCTTCAGAGCGGACAGTATTACAGAATCTGCGGCAGCGTATTCAATGATGGAGTTCATCAATACCCGGCGGCAGGGCTGAAAGACGAGACATTCAATGGTGCAGTATGGGCTATGGCTATCCCGGAGGAGGTCATAGACCTCTCTGAAGAGATAGACGAGTGGAAAGCCAAGTATGAGACTGCGGAAAACATGTCGCCGTATCAGAGCGAGAGTTTTGGCGGCTATTCGTATACGAAAGCAAGCGGAGCGAGCGGTGGTACAGCCACATGGCAGGATGTGTTCGGATCTAAGCTGAACAATTACAGGAGGATCAAACCGTTTTGAGTCTATTAAGTGAAACGTTTGAAAAATTTAATATGATCGACAAGCGGACGGTCCCTGATGGCTATGGCGGTTATAGACCGTCATATGTGGTTGGCGCCGAGATCCAGGCTGCCGTGACTTTTGATACATCTATCGAAGCACGGACAGCGGAAAAGCAGGGTGTAACAAGCCTGTATACAGTGACTACATCAAGAGCGCTTACGCTGGAGTATCATGATCTGATCAAGCGTAAGAGTGATGGCAAGATCTTCCGCATCACTTCAGACGGAGATGACAAATTTACACCGCAGAGTGCACAGCTTGACATGAGGCAGGTGACTGCTGAAGAGTTCGTGCTGACTGAGGAGGTAAGCAATGGATAAGGCGCAGGCGATTCATGAGTTTTGGAGCAGTTTTGATCTGCCAGCATATGATGAAAGCTCAGTGCCTGACAATGCCGTTATGCCGTATATCACATACAACGTGGTTACAGACGGACTGGATAGCGTATTGCCTTTGCACGGATCTCTTTGGTACAGAACAACCTCATGGGAGGGCATCAGCAAGAAAGCCGAAGACATAGCGCAGGCTCTGGGCGAGAATGGCTATTTGATCAAAAAGATAGATGACGGATACGTATGGATGCAAAAGGGAAGACCCTTTGCACAGCGTATGACAGATGAAGACGAGCAGGTGCGCCGCATTTACGTTAATGTGACTGCGGAGTTCCTGACAGCATATTAAGGAGGAAAAAATGGGAGCATTTAATAAGGTTGCTAGCGATGTGTTTGACAAACTGCAGCTTGAAGCTGGAATGTTGCTGAAAACATTTACACCGGACAGCCCAACAGCGCCAGTTGATTCGAATATCATCTGTGCTACAACAGGTGGTATCAACGCTACATGCGTTCCTACAACTTCTGATTATGGCGAAGATATTGACAACGTTGCGAAGAACACGAAGGAACTTTTACATATTGATTCGTGGGAGTGCAAGCTTGCGTTTACGGCGCTGGATATGACAGCGGATATGATAAAGCTCGCACTGTCAGCAGCAACAAAGACAGCTGAAAGCGGGAAGGCAGCGAAAGTTGTGCCAAATGCACAGCCAGACCCGGACAAGGACTTCACAGACCTTTGGTGGGTAGGAGAAATCGCAAACGGTGGACTGGCAGCGATCAAACTCGCAAATGCTTTTTCTACAGGCGGATTCAACCTGCAGACAGGCAAGGCGAGCAAAGGACAGCTTTCGGTTGAGCTTACAGGCTTTGTATCAATTGACGATACTGGCACCGTGCCTATGGAATTCTATATAGGTGAAGGAGTAGAATAAGGAGTAAAAGAATGATAAAGAACCTAGCAGATGTAAAAGGAGATGCGGCGCTGGATCTTGTTGCTGATCTGATAGATCCTGTAACGGAAATTATGAGTGATCCTGTAGTTGCAGCTGCATATCGTGGGACGGAGAAAGAACCGGGATCTAAAGCAAAAGCAATAAAAGTGGCCATTAAAACGCATAAAAAGGCGATTACAACGATTTTAGCGCTTATGGATGAAGAAGATCCTAAGACGTATGAACCGAGCGCAATGGTTATTCCTGTAAGGCTTTTGCAAATACTGAATGACCCTGACATGAACAGCCTTTTTACTTTGCCGGATCAGAGCTCAGAAGAAAATACTTCTGGATCTGCTTCGGAGAATTCAAAGGACGAAGGTTAAGGGACTTTTTCAAATATGCTAGGTCAAGGTATGAAGTCGATTATGGATACAGAAGATATATAGCGGACTGTGCCTATATGGTCACAAAGAACCAAGCTGAAAGCTTTGGCGGAATGAAGATGACAGAGATGTGGGATGACATGTACAGACCGCAGGAGAACAGAGATGCTGAAACCATAAAAAACGACATATGTAACAGAATAGACAGAATGAGGAGCAAATAATGGACGTATTTGATTTAAGTGCCACGCTAACGCTCGATACCAGCAAGTACGAGGCCGGTTTAAACGGAGCGGCTGGGATGGCAAAAGGGATCGGTAGTAAGATAGGTTCAGCCCTCAAAACTGCGACATTAGTAACAGGAGCACTTGCAGCGGCTGGAGCAGCCGTTACAGGTGCTTTTGTATCTGCGGCCAAAAAGACTGCAGATTACGGCGATAAAGTCGACAAAATGTCGCAGAAAATTGGGATCTCTGCAGAAGCCTATCAGAAGTGGGACTATGTAATGCAGAGAGCTGGCGGTAGTATCGACAGTATGAAAATGGGCATGAAAACGCTATCACAGCAAGCAGAGAAAAACAGTGACGCGTTCCAGAAGCTCG